ATATTGTTCTAATATCTATTAAAAACTTTAAATTTTTACCAAAAGCTGTCATACTAGTAGTAATACCAAAAGTATTATTATAAGTATAAGTATTAAATGATGAAAAACACATTTTCAATTTTTCATATTTATGTAAAAAATATTCTTTTTGTTTAATAGAATGATTGAAATACAAATGTGGAAAATTACATCCTTCATGCGTATATAAAACACTACTATCACCCAATAAAGTACCAATTAATATTTCTAAATCTATATCATCAGTTATTATTGTATTATTAACTAATGGCAAATTTAAAATGTTTTTTCTAAAATTATTTATTGTTCTATATGGTTTATTCATTAAAATAGCAATTTCTTTATCTTGCTTTTTTAAATTATAATATTCCAAATATTTTTCTTTATTTATTTTACTTTGCTTTTTCATATAACAAATATAGTTATTTTTTTGATTAACTAAATTATTTTATGCAGCATTTTTATCATCTATTACAATATTTTTTATTTCTTCTCTAGTTTCATTTATTAGTTTCACAAGTATAGCTACATTATTTGCATCATTTGTTTGGTAATAATTACCAGTAGGAGCTAATTCAATAATTTGTTTAGTTCCTGGTTTTAATTTTACTTTTGCTCTAGGATATAATCTCATCCATCCAGCAAAAGGCAATCCTTTGTTAGTGCAACCAATAATAAAAGTTTCAGCAGGATTTAATCCTTCTATTTTAAGTTCTGGTATATTACCAATACTTGTACTTTTACCACTACCTTGCGCTCCTAAGATTAAAATTTTTGACATAATTTTTAAATTTTTGATATATTGAGTAATTCATTTACTTTCTTACCTAAAATCACATTATCTCTGTTTTCCTAAATATCTTCTAAAATTTTTGCTAGTTCTTTTTCAGAAGTATTTCTTGAAATCATATCAAATCCATCATCAATTTCTACTTCAAAAGTAGCATTACATTTAGGACAATTACATTCTGTTGTTTTAGACATAACTTATTGATTTATAGTTGTACAAATGTAGATATACCAGCAAACATTCTTGTTTGAATATGTACAGGAGCTTCACTATGCCTACTTCTGACTAAATGAATACTTCTGTAATTATAAACATCTTCAATATCCATCCCAAAATGTTTTTTGATACCATATCTTTCATCAGTAGCATCAAACATAGTAATAAGATAATCAGCATCTTCACTAAGATTACCACTATCTTTTAAATCATCATCATTTGGAAATAAATATTCATTATTGAATTTAATCCTAGTGATGTCTGAAATATTTCTATTAAGATGTACAATATCTACAAATGTAAACCCACATAAATTTCTTAAAATAATTTGATATTCAGTAAGTTTATCCATATTTTGCTTTAAAGTAAAACCTCTTTCTCTTTTAGCAGCTCTAATATGGTCAATAATAACAATAACAGTTTTATTTGGGTTATTTGGAACATATCCTGATAATCTTTTTCTTTTTATTTTCTTTTGGGTTTTTTCATCAAGAGTTTCATATTCTTCATATAAAAATGTGCCATTTTCTTTAGCATAGGCAATCAAATAATTGAATATACCTGTTGGATTACTATCATTCTTATCTTCAATAAGTGTAACAGCTCCATTGCTTAATTTCTTTCCTTTATCATCATATTGTCCAAACATAGGGGTAATTCTTTCTTCAACAATCTTTCTAAAAATTTGTTGATGTTCTGAACTTACCTTTATTTCTTCATCATTGTCATTTTTTAATTTTCCTTGTAAATAAGCAGAACTTAATCCAATTATATTACTTCCTTTGAAAGTAGTACCTTCAGGTAATGTAATTGTGGAAATTCCATAATCTTTATTAAAGAAAAAAGTGATAGTTCTAAATCTAACATCTATTTTCCCCATTTCAAGACTCCAATAAAACCACTCTACATCAACATTAGGATGTTCTAATGAATATAAATAAGGATTAATCATAAAAGCACTATCTACCAAAGTACTTTTACCACTTTTAGGGCTTCCTGCAACACCAATTATTGCTCTTTTTTGAACTCCATGAATAGCTCTATCAAGTTTTGGTATGCCTGTTGGCAATCCTTGATTTTTTCCACGTAATCCTTTTTCAAAAGCATCTATCAAATCATCCCTAATTTCAGCCATTAATAGATTCCCCTCATATTTCTATCTCTAGTGGATTTGGTTTCAGTCTCATTATCAATTAATTCAAGATATTGAGACAATCTTGATTGACTAGAGTTGCCGCCTTCTGTTTTAACTACTTTACTAATAAAATAATCAGCTCTTTGCATAAATTTAGGATTATTAGTTCCATTTGCAAAGTCAATAGTGTACATTTTAGCAGCTATTAAAATTTGTTCTTTTCTGGTTTCTGGGTTTTCTGCAAAAAACTTTTTCATTTTTGTAACACAACCCTTTTTATCTCCACCAGCAATTCCTTTTATGTCCATGAATAATTTCCTATATTCAGTATGTACCCATTCCCATTTTTTATCTTCAGATATTAATGGAATAGAGCTTTCAGAGTCAAATAAGGGTACTGTCCATATAACAGTACCCTTAGTATAATCTCTTTGTAGAATACCTGTTGTATTAGCTTGTTTTTTAACAAGTTCAGGTATGTAAGTAGGATTCAAATTGTAATGTAAAGATACAAAATAATTCAATATATCATCCAATTCAAATCCACATTCATTGATAATTCTAATTACTTCTTTGTTGAACACCGAGTTTAATTTTAGTATGTTTAATATTAGATTTGTCAATGTTTTCAAGTGATTTTTTCATCCATTCTTCATCAGCAGTTCCAATTGCATACAAAATATAAATATTAGCTTTATGATTAGGTCTATATCTAACTACTCTACCAACTTTCTGAATTAAATGTCTCTCCTTACTGTTTACTTGAGCTATCAAAGCATTATCTAATAAAGGTATATTGATGCCTTCATTTAATGATTTAACAGCAGAGAGGCGATTTAAATCACCATTTACAAATTTTTTGAATGCTTTGTCATTTGTTTTTGAATGGAAACTGTTTTTCTCCAAGTTTTCAGCTAATTTTATGTTACCAGCAAAAATCAAAGTTTTTTCTTCTTTTGATATGATTTTTTCTAAAACATATTTAGCAACAATTTCTCTTGTTTGAAGATTGTATAAAAAATGCATTCTATTAAGAATAGCAAATTTTAAACTTTGAGGTCTTGCTCTACTATCATCATCCCTAAGCTGTGCTATGAGCTTAGTATAATAATCATATTGTTTAACTTCAGTAGTCAGCCAATTTTTAGCTTTACTTCCTGCACTTACAGTTTTATTAATTCCATCTAAATGAAAACCAATTGTTGTAATTTGAAAAGGGGCTACAACTCCCCTAGCAACAGCATCATCAAGAGTTAAAGTATAAACAATGTCCATCATAGCCATTCTAAGAACTTCCACTTTTTCTTTTTCTTTAGGTACTGTTGCAGTAAGTCCTACTTTAATGATAGCTGTATTTTGATTAAAAAATTCAGCATTATTTGGTGTAATATTTTGAAGTTCATCTAAAATTACAATATCATATGTTTTACCAACTAATTTATTAATTGAAGCATAACAATATCTATCAATTTTATTATAAAGTTCAAAATCAGACCATTCACCAAATTCATCTTTCCAATTTTCATCCCTTAACTTTTCAGTAGGAACTACAAGAAGAATAGATAATGTGTCAACTACTTCTGTTTGTACTTTTTTAATAAAATCAATTGCTATTTTAGATTTACCACCACCTGTTGCTATTTCAACAATACCACCTTTATTAGATATTAATGCTTCAACAGCTTCGACTTGTATTTTACTTTTTTCTGCTTGTAATTCTCTCATTTTTTGTTTACATTTTGTTTTGTGTAATTAAATTAGGGTAAATATTTTGTTGTTGACAGTTATTTTACAAATGAAAATTCAGGAGAATAACTTATAAATAAATCTTTCTTTTTAATTTTTAAATCATTAAAAATTCTTTCAGTATTCATATGTTTTTCAAGATGGTCCATACAAGTAACAACTAGTTTGTGTGTGGCATTTAATTTAGTTTCATACCTATTACACATTATTGCATATTGCAAAGCTCTAACATCAAGTTTTTTCTTTTTAAACTCCCCTTGATATTTATTTGTAACATTAGTTTCTTCAGGAATATTATCAGTAAGTCTAGGTGGAACACTTGTTGTCATTGGACCATTACCATGTCTTGTTTGATAAGCTCTTGTGATATTGTAAATTGAAATTTCAAAATTATTCAATAAATTTTTATCAATAGTTTGAATAATTTTAAATGCGTTTTTAACAGTAGTATTACTTCTAGTTACATGAGGGAAAAAACCATAATTTTGGTCTAATAGTACACCTTGCGCACCTTCAAATACCATATTAGTAAAATAATTTGGAATATCAGTAAGTTCTTTGACTAGAACAATATTTTTAGCCATTTCTTCAGCAGCATGCATCCATTTAATCATTAATTGATTATTTTCCTCAAACATTTCTTTTGGATAATAATACTTATTAATCATTATAAGTTTCTGTTCTAAAATATGAGGAAACAAAATGTCTCTAGCATACACTCTGAAATGGTCTTCATTTCTTTGTAAAGTAGTGCCAAAACCTACACCAACAGTACCATGCCTTCTATTATTAGAACCTTGAGATGCTTGTTGTTCTAAAATATCAAAAGGTGTAGTCAACATAGTATTTTCATTAATATATGCATTAGGTAAATTAGGCACTTTACCAATTAGAACATTTCTTTCATTATTGTAACTCATTGGGTCTAAGGTACAAAACTCACTAATATAAGTTCTTGCTCCTTTAAGACTTCCTGAACCAAATGAAGAAAAAGTATGTTGCTTTCCTTCATAATGCACATTATGACCTGCTTGATGTCCACCATTAAATCTAATTACTAAAGAATCTCTAGTAGCTAAAGCATTAGTAATATTACCTTTACCTTCATCACCAATTAACCGAAGCCCAAGCCAATGACTATATCAATCTTTTTTTTGGCTAAGGCTTCGTTTCTATTTTTTAAATTATTCATAAATTATTTAATTTTTATATTTCCATTTAAAATTACCAGAACTTTTTGTTCTTTGTTTTAAACAACTATTTATAGAAGTTTTATTTAAATTTAAAACATTAGCAGCTATTGAACAACTTTCCCATTCTTTTATGAAATTATCATTTTTATCAAATTGTAAAATAGGAATCATAATAGCTTTTCGTTGCTTATTGATAGCTGATAAAGATTGTTTTTGACCTTTTCTTGAAGAATTATGACCATTAATATATTTTTTAGTAGAAGTAACCATACAATTATATGATTTTCCACAACCACAATTACAAAATCGAGTTTCTCTTTGAATATATCTTGGACTATTTATTCCTGTTTGACGATTACAAATCATACAATTACAATTTTCTTTTTACTATATCAATTTTTTTTTTTCATTTTTTTCGTTTTTTTGTTTCATTTTGGATTTCTGAAATTTTTCTTTTATTACTGCTGTTGTTGTTATTCTGCAATGAGTTCTGCAACTGTTACACCAATTATCAGCATCTTCTCCATCAGAACAAGTATCTCCAACTTTTTGAGTATTCATATCTACCCAACGTTTACTTTCTACTTGGTTAGACCCACAATTTGCACATATATACAT